TGTCGGTTCCACCATTGCCTAAATTAGTTCCAGCTACAACCGAATCTTCATTGTTTAAAGCAATAGTATCCTTACCTTTTTTAATGATAGTTTCGCCATAACCTGATGGGATAATACCATCATCCATAGTAATTAAGGATGATATTCCTCCTAATAAACCACCTATTACTGCTCCGGGTAATCCAAATACTGATCCTGCTGCCGCCCCTCCAACTACTCCTTTAAGTGGTCCTAGCATACTAATAAACGAGGCTATTCCCTGAGCTATCATACTAACTATATCTAATATAGGAGAAAATGCCGCAACTACATCTACTACTACACTTTGTAATTTTTCCATAGTTGCTGAAAAAGCTTCTGCTGCTGTTTGAGATTCTAATCTATCTGCTAATTCATCTTTACCTAACGCTCTTAAATCTTTGGCATTTTTTCCTTGTATTTCTTGTTGGAATAAGATATCTGCAAGTTGATCTGATTGCATCCCCATAGCTTGGGCTAATGCTTCTTGTTGAATTACATTCATAGCTGTAAACTCTTCAAATCCACCTGCTTGTTGTTGTAATTCTTGAGCTAATTTTACTTGATCACCTGCTAAAGCAGCTGCTCTTGCTCGTTCAAGATTTATATTCCTTCCTAATAATAATTCAGCTTGTAATTCAGCTTCAATAGATGATTCAAAATCTAATAAAGCTTTACCTGCACTTGCTACATCTTCTAAAGAAGCACCAAATAATTTTGCTTGAGTAACTGCTTTAGCTATTAAAGCTGGGTTAGCTCCTAAGTTAGCTCTAACTGTACCTGTTACTTTACCTGATTGCTCCAAGATATTTCTTAGGTCCATTTGAACCCCAGATTGTCTTTGAAGTTCGAAGCTAGTAGCTAATACATCTTTATAATTATCTTCAAAACTACCACCAGTTAAAGATGAAGCTGCTGCTAAATTACCCGCCGCTTCTGCTCCTACTCCTACTACATTTGTAAGAACAGTCATAGTAGCTAATGTTTCATTAGCAAAGTTAGTTATAAAACCAAACTGTTCATTTAAAGAAGTAAAACTTTTTAATAATTTAGAAGTAGTTACATTTATGTTTGCTGTAGAATCAGCAGTTTGGGATAAATTATCTCTAAATTTAACAGCTTCAGTGTTATTTAATACTAATCCTTTTTTTAAATCTACAATTTCTTTGTTAGCTGTAGAAAAAGCACTTAATATGGTTAAAGGAGCTAATACTGTTTTTAAAATTGGAGCTAAAGCCTTAATACCTGATTTAAAAGAAAGCATAGCTTTAGAAGCACTACTCATTCCCTTAAGTCGATTTGCAGCAGCCGCCCCCGTAAGGCCTCCTAATTGTTTTTCAAGACCTAATTGTTTTATTTTTTCTTTAGTAAGCCCAACACCTCCACTTCGAGATGCTGATTCGATACCAGCAGACATTAAACGAGAAGATTCCGCTGCATCTTTAAAAGGAGTTGAAAATTCTCTTAAACCTGGAATTTTATCTGCTAGATCACCTAACCCACCAAATACTTTACTTCCAAAATTATTAGCAGTTGCCTCAGATAAATCTCTTACACCTATTAATTCTTGACGAAGTTGTTGGGCATCTTTCACTTGCATCCCCAAACTATCAGCAATTCTTTGACTTAGTTCATCTTCTTCTTTAGAAAACTTTAAACGTTGTTGGTCTAAAAATCTAATATTACTTTCTAAATCTAAAATTTCTTTAGTTAGTTTAGTTCTATCTTTTTCTAAACCTAATGATTCATAACCAATTCCATAAGATTCTTTAGCTAAATTATTAATTCTTGTTACAACACTACGAATTTGGCGTTTTTCTTGTACTTGAAATTTTAATAATTTAAGTTGGTCTGAGAGTACATTACCTATATCTTGTTGGTCAGTTAAAGTTTCTCCACTAATACCCGCTCTTCGAGCAAGTACATTAATTAATTCTTGTTCTAAACTTATAGTCTTTTCAACTTCTTGGTTAAGTTGTTTTTGTCTATTTAGTTCGTCTCTAGTTGCCATCTAATATAGGGTATATGTTATAAATATGATTATTTATAACTTGTCTTACCTTTATAAGGTTCGGATGCTTGTAAAAATTCAGGAGTATTTACCGTACCATCTGGATTAATAAGGGATTTTTGTTTTGGATCCTTATTTTGGTTTTTAACTGCTTCGTTTTGTTTTTCATGGTAAGTTTTTATCTCATTAAAAGTAAACTTACGAAGCCATAAAGGCATATTATAAACTGTATTCCAGTCATATCCACCTTGACCATGAAATACTATTTCGTGTATTTGTTTAAATACACCTGCTCTAAATTGGGGGGCTACTTCAGACGTCAGGCCAAAAAAAGCTAATCCCAATTGGGATATCGACCCGTCTATCACTTCCTTGGGGAAAAAAAGTAAGATCTATGTCTGGGCTTAAATCTTTAATTCTTTCTCTTAATGCTCTAGAATCTTGAGCTAAAAGATAATTATCTATAAATTCCCTAATTTTAGCTTTATCTTCTTCTCCGTTTACTGAAGTGATTTGGTGTTTTAATCTAGTAGTAATAGTAGGAGAAGAATTTTTATTTAACTTGCTTAAACCTTTTAATTCTTGTTCTATTTTTTTCTCATTACCATGAGTTAATAGCTTAAAAGTAACTACATTTTCTGATTGGGGTAAAGTAAATGGGAAATTATTAGATGTTGATTTTTCTACTTCTTCATTTAAAGGTAAATTATCAATTTGAGATAAATCAATTTCTTCTTCTTCACCTAAGTAATTAAATTTATAATCTTTACCATACCCTAAGATACGAGCAGCAACCATAATTGCATTTTTATCACCAATTAATAAATCACTGTAGTTAAACTTAGTAACAATTAAGGATTGTAATAATTTATCTAAAACAACACCATCTCTAATGTAAGATTGATTAGTAAGGATATCTTCTTCCTTAGCAGTCATATACTTCATTTCAATATTACCTTTAGATAAAGGATTATCAGGAGCATAAAATTTTCCTTGGGAAGGTAATTCTACTATTTCAGTTGGGAGGTTAAATTCCGCCATAATCTTTATTTATAATAACTTTTGTTCGTTAATAAATATTAAGATAAGAAAAGGCTTGACAAAAGCCAAGCCATTTTCTGAGGAATATATGGAGGGAAAGTATTTTAGAAATTTAGTACGCAATAATCTGGTTGTACTGTCATTGTAAGTTCTTGAGCAGCGTTTTCAGTATCCCAATTATAATCACCAAAGCTAGCTTCTGTAATTAAAGCACCTTTAACGACCCATTCAGATACGATATCACCAACAGGTCCTAGTACGTTGAAAGTTAAATCCTTTTTATAGAAATCAGAATAACCATCTCTACCAGTTACTGATTCGTGATGTAAACGAACCCATTCCATTACAGCTTGAGCACCACTTGGAGTAACAGGATCAAACAATGTAAATTGGATTGTGTTCCAAGTAGTTTTTCCTTTTACAAAGCGTTGTACATTAATATGGTTTAAAGCTACTGTACCTTGGGTAAGTGAAACAGCCCCCATTCCTTTTACAATGTAAGAAGGAAATCCATCTATATACATTACAAACCTATTCTGTTGCTTAGGTTCAAAAGCTGTGTAAAAAATCTCGTTGCTATTTAATACTGCCATCTTGCGTAATTATTTTATTATAAATATTCTATTTTTAATTCTTTATGACGGGAATGTAGCTCCAGTTGGTAATACATTGAAATCTAATAGAATAAATTCAGCTGTTTTAGTTGGTTGTAAATAAATCTGACCAACTAGCTCATTTCTATCTACTACATCAGCGGTATTATTAGTTTCATCCATTACTACTTTGAAAGCGTATAATCCTTGTCTTTGTTGGATACTTTCTAAGTATGGGTTAACTTGAGTTAAGAAGCTATTTCTTGTAGCAATTGAATTTTGTTCAAATACTAAGTTGTCTGAAACTTGAGAGATATAGCTCTTAAGTTCAATTAACAATCTTCTTACATTCACACGATCTAGTGCACTTGAACGTTTCTGTAATGTTTTCTGACCAAATACTACAACTCCACTTCCTGGGAATGTTGCAATTGGATTAACATTTGCAGTGTACAAGCTATCTCTGTTTCCAGAGGTAAGTTTTCTTTCAGCTTTAATTACATTTCCTAAAGCACCTCTAGTTAAACCAGCAGGAGCAAACCATGCATCACTTGAAGCATCTGTAAAGGCATATACTCCAGGAATCATAGTTGAAGCAGGTACCCAAACTGTTTGACCAGCACCATTTAGAATTTGTAGCCATGGCCAATATGTAGCCCCATAGCTTGAATCAAATGAAGTAGCTTTAGTAGTAATTGTACTTACTGTTTTACTATATCCAGCTAAATCAACAACAGCAATACAATCTTGACGTGTATCTGCTAATGATATTAATGAGTTTACTTGGATTGCATGGTCTGTGGCATTTAAGCCAGGAATAGTAATTAAATTAAATCTATAATCATCTTTATTAGCTAATAAACTAATAGATTCATTATAACTTGCAGGGGATATCCCTTGGATATTAGTTGATGTAATGTTTTCATTCCATAAAGCAGAACTAGATTCAGCTGTTAATGTAAATAATGACCCTGAACCTCCTCCAAATGAAC